CGACCACTATGACAGCGGCCGCGCCGTCAACGGCCCGACGATCGAGGCCACCGCAGCGAAGCCCAACGAGATCCGCCACGCACGCGCCTGGGCGCGCGACGGCTCGAGCCGCGAGCGCGCAGTTCGCTGGCTGATCCGCTGGCTGCGCTACTGCCGCAAGCAACAACAAGCTCCGGCCGGCATTCGAGGCGATGGGCTATGCCTGGTGTCTGGAGGAGGCGGGGCTGTGAGCGACAAGAGCACCATCGAGTGGACCGACGCCCTCCGCCGACGATTCTGGTTCTACGTGCAGAAATCATCTGGTTGCTGGCTATGGACGGCCGGCACCTTCGGCGGCCGATACGGACAATTCCGCGCTGGCAAACAAAAAGTGCGCGCGCATCGTGCGGCATGGCTCCTAGCTGGTAAGACGATCCCGGCGGGATTGATCCTATGCCACCGTTGTGACAACGCGAAATGCGTACGCACATCACATCTGTTCCTCGGCACGGACGCCGACAACGCCAGGGATCGCGATCTCAAAGGCAGAACATCGAAGCGTCCGACGACTCGCCTGCCGGGTGAACTCAATCCGGCTGCGCGGCTGACCGAGCAGCAAGTAGCTGAGATTCGGCGCCGAAATGTTGGCGGAGAGAGCCAGCGCACGCTTGCGGCGGCGTTCAATATATCGCAGAGCCAAGTGGGCAATATCGTGCGCGGCAAATCATGGCGGTAGATCAGTCTCGCATCGAATGGACGGATGCGACATGGTCGCCGGTGCGCGGCTGCTCGATCGTCTCGAAGGGGTGCACCAACTGCTATGCCATGCGACAAGGGCATCGGTTCAACTACGCCGGCGGGCCCTATGAGGGGCTGACCAAACTGACGAAAGGAGGCCCGGTCTGGAGCGGTGAGATCCGCCTGGTGCCGGAGCTGCTTGATGCGCCATTGCACTGGAAGCGGCCGCGCCGCATCTTCGTGAACAGTATGAGTGACCTGTTCCACGAGCGCGTGTCGGACGAGTACATCACCAGCGTGTGGCGCACGATGGCTGACGCGCAGCAACACATCTTCCAGATCCTCACGAAGCGGCCGCAGCGGATGCTCGACTACTTACTGCCGAGCCTGTCCATCGGCGGCATCATCGCCGCACCGCTGCCGAACGTCTGGCTCGGCGTCAGCGTGGAGGACCAAGCCACGGCCGACGAGCGCATTCCGCTCCTCCTGCAGGCGCCGGCGGCGGTGCGGTTCATCAGTGCGGAGCCACTGCTTGGAGCGATTAGTCTCGGCGCCGTAGGGAACGGCCCATGGTGGAACACCCTGACAGGATGCGGAGATCGTGCCGGACCGCAGGGGCTGGAGCACATGGAGCAAGTGAAACCGCTCAACTGGATTATCGTCGGCGGCGAGTCTGGCCACGGCGCGCGCCCGATGCATCCGGACTGGGCGCGATCGTTGCGCGATCAATGTGCAGCCGCACGCGTGCCGTTCTTCTTCAAGCAATGGGGTAACTGGATGCCGACGCGCTCCATCATCCCGGGTGCTAGATCCGGTGCGATCGACATTGAAGGAAAAGTTCCACCGCTGAGCGAACTCGACAAGATGGTCGCCGGCAAGGGCCGGGTGCTGATGGCGCGTGTCGACAAAAAAACCGCCGGCCGCGAGCTCGATGGCCGCACGCACGACGAGTATCCGGCATGATTTGGCCAGACTGGCGCGGCAGCTTCGACGGCCGGCCGGCCATGTGGATCAAGACGCTCTTCGACAGCCTCGGCTGCAAGCTCGAGCTCCACAAGTTTGTGCGCGCCGACGACATCGACTGCTTTCATACCCACCCGGCCTATGCGCTGCGCATCATTCTGCGCGGCGGTTACGTCGAGGAATCAGAATGCGGCACGCTGATCGCTTGGCGCGCCGGCGACGTCGGCCTGGTGAAGCCATGGACCTCGCACCGCGTCCATGCCCTGCTCTGTGGCCGGCCGGCATACACGCTCTGGATCCGCGGCCCGAAGATCGCCGCGGTCCAGTTGCGCGGCAGCGGTTGGCGTAAGCAATCCCCCCCCAATCCCTAGAATGCGCCCGTCCGTCCGTGCCCTCCTCGACTACCTCGCGGAGCTGCTCGTCGCTGACCATATCAAGCGCGAGGCGCCGGAACCGGCCGATTTGACCGATACGCCCAATGGGTGTATAGTGGAACCTCCTGAGAAGAGAGACGACCATGCTGAAAGCAGCCCTGTACGCCCGCTACTCGACGGACAACCAGCGCCGCACGTCGATTGACGACCAGATGCGCCAGGGACGCGCGCGCGCCGCGCTCGAGGCGGTCGGCGTCGACGCCGAGAACCTCTATAGCGACGACGAGACCTCTGGATCCGTGCCGATCGAGAGCCGCCCGGGCAGCTCGAGGCTGATGCGCGACGCGGCCGCCGGCCGCTTCCAGGTCCTCATCATCGAGGCGCTCGACCGCTTCTCGCGCAACCTGGTCGACCAGGAGCGCATGGTGCGGCGCCTGGAGCACCGCGGCGTGCGCATCCTCGCCTATGCCGACGGCTACGACTCGAGCCAGGATGGCCGCGAGTTCCTGCGCCAGGTGCGCGGCAGCTTCAACGAGCAGCTGCTGCGCGACATCGGCAAGAAAACGCACCGCGGCCTCGGCGGCCAGGTCGAGCGCGGCTTCCACGCCGGCGGCCGCTCCTACGGCTACCGCTCGGAGATCGCCGGCGTCGATGGCAAGGGCGAGCCGATTGGCCACCGCCTGCTCACCGACGAGGACGAGGCCGGGCACGTGCGCTGGATCTTCGCGCGCTACGCCGAGGGCTGGAGCTGCCAGCGCATCGCGAGCGATCTTAACCGCCGCGGCGTGCCCGCGCCTCGGGGCGGCACGTGGGCGGTGTCGGCGCTCTACGGCTCGCCGGCGAAGGGCTCGGGCGTCATCAATAACGAGCTCTACATCGGCAATTACGTGTGGAACCGCAGCAAGTGGACGAAGGACCCGGACACCGGCAAGCGCCAGCGCGGCGACCGGCCGCGCGAGGAGTGGAAGGTGGTCTCGCGGCCCGAGCTCGCGATCGTCGAGCCCGGGATCTGGCGCCAGGTGCGCGCACGCATGGACCGGCCGCGCCTCGCCGGCGGCCGCCGCGGCAAGGGCGCGCAGCCGCGCTCGCTTTTCGGCGGCCTGATGACCTGCGGCAAGTGCGGCGGGGCGGTGGTGGCGGTAAACGAGCGCACGTATGGCTGTGCAGCAAGGAAGGACCGGGGTGTACACGTCTGCACTGGAGTCCTGGTCCACCGTCAGCAGCTCGACGCGCGCCTCCTCAGCCTAGTGCGCGACGAGCTCCTCTCGCCAGAGGCGATCGCCGCCGTGCAGGCCAATGTCGTCCGGATCCTGGGCGCGACGAAGAAGCAGCGCGACGGCGCCGAGGCCCGCACGCGATCGCGCCTGGCCGAGCTCGAGCGCGAGATCGGCCACATGGTCGACGCGGTGGCAAGCTTCGGCCCCTCGGAGGCCCTCAAGGCGCGCCTGCAGGCGGCAGAGAAGGAGCGTGCGGCGCTGGCGGAGTCCAAGGCCCGCGCCCCGGCGCCGGCCGCGATCCCGGGCATCGTGGCGGCCTACAGGCGCATGGTGGCCGACCTGCAGAAGGCGCTCGAGCGCGACGTGCTGCGCGCGCGCGACCTGCTGCAGGGCGCCTTGGGCGCGATCAAGCTGGTGCCGGAGGGGAAGGCGGTGTACGCCGAGATCGAGACAGGCGCCGAACGCCTGCTGATGGCGGCCGGCGCGAATCTGTCTCTGGAAGTGGTTGCGGGGACCTGCTCTGTTACCCGGAGACGCATCCGGGTCCGGTGAGGACCCCAACCAGTGGAGCCGGCGATTATATAGCCCTACCGCACCACAGCACAACCATTTCGCTAGACTGCCGCCCATGCCGACGCCCAAACCAGCCGAGATCCGCCGCGCCCGCGAGGCCGCCGGCCTCACTCAGACGGAAGCGGGAGCGCTCGTGCACGCTAGCCTGCGCACCTGGCAGCACTGGGAGGCCGAAGGCGAGGAGCACCGCGGCATGCCGGGCGCCGTGTGGGAGCTTTTCAACGTGAAGCTGAAAGCCCGCGCCCTGCTCGATCGCGGGAAGGTCACCGCCCGAGAACTCCGCGACCTCGGGCTGACGCTGACGCCCAAACCTTAGAAAAGCAAAAAGCGCCCGAACCCCTCGCGGGATCCGGGCGCGATTCGCCTTGTTGTTATTACTGCTGGAGCGCGGTTACTGTGGGGTCGGCTTCAAGGTTCGCGATCGGCGGTCCAAACTGCCGGCGGCCGTAGGTCGTCCATTGGCCGTAACTAAGCCGGACATCGGGCTCCGCGGCACTACCAGAAATTGATTGCCTTCCCTAGGGAGCTCCGCGCTCCAATTCCTATGCGGTGGCATCACCATTCGTCACGAAGCCGTGCCACTTGCAATGATCGTCCTGTTCCTGGATCGACGGTTGCAGCGTCAGATCATGTAGTCCTGTCCCCGTTGCGCGCCAGCGCATCGTCTGCCCATCTTTGTTCCTGCCGATCTCTGGCGGGACCGGCGATCCCTCGAACCAGATGTAGATGCTGTGCGCGCCAACATCGGCAGTCTCAGCGACAAACGACTTCGGGCAGAGGAACCTGATGCCGTGCGCTTCAGCAAATGTATCGACCGGGGTGAACCAGTCCTGGTAGTCCCTATGGCCGGGCTTGCCAGGCGGGTTGAGACGCAAATGCTCCTCGCTGGCTGGGCGCCGCTCATGCGCGAGGAACTGGGGCTCGAGATCGGTCAGCTTCACGGCGGAATCCTCGAGCACCCCTCCACCACCGCCTCCAGCTCGGCCGCGTAGATCTCGAGCCTCGTACGATCGCTCCAGGCCGCGAGCGTGCGGGTGTAGCGGTCCATCGCCATCAGCTCCGCCTCCGTGCGCACAGCAGGCCGCGCAGGCCTGCCGGCGGGCGAAATACAGGCCGTTGGCACATAGACATTCACGGTCTTCGGCACGACCACGCTGGAGGCGCAGCCGGGGGCCAGGGCAGCCGCGGCGGGCAGGGCCGCGAGGAGGAGGAGATACGGCTTTGTCACCGCGGCGCCCCGGCTTTCGATTCGATGGCCGCCCATGCTTCGTCGCAGCCGGCCGGTTTGCCGTCTGGGCCGGCCGGGGGCTTCTTCTTGATCAGGTCCTCGATGCGCCGCACGGCCTGGGTGCCGCCGGCGTGCAGGCGCCTGGCCTCGGCCAGCAATTGCTCGCCCTGGGCGATGGCGGCAGCGCCGGCCTTCTCGCCGGCCTCCACGCTCGCGCTACAGGCGTTCACGGCGACCACCAGGACCTCGCTCTGGTCCTCGAGGCGCTGGATCTTCTCCCCCAGCCGCCAGCCGTTCACCGTCCAGCCGCCGGCGGCGGCCGCGACGAGCGCGATGGCGGCGATGCCGAGGCGAATGAGCAGCCGGATCTGGTCGGGGGTCAATGTCAGCACCATGGCGTTCCTCGTGCGGCATAGGGCCTGAAAACCCCGGCCGCGAGGCCCGCATCGGGAAGCGAGATGCCGTCGACGATGACATCGCCCAGGATCCGGCCGAACGAATCGCGCTGCGGCTTCTCGATGGAGACCTTGAGCACGATCTCCTTGCCGTTGGTCAGCGCGGCCGCGGTGAACATCTTCGCCTTCATCGCCAGGTCGCGCTCGCACGCGAGCTTGGCGTGCATCTCCGGCGCGTCGATACGCACGAAGCGCACCCGCTCCTCATGCGCGGCATGGTTTGGCCACACCCGGGCGTTCACGTCGATCGTGTCGCCATCGACGACCGACCACCAGAAGACGAATGCGACGAAGCTCACGATCGCCGCCTATCCGGGTTGCGCCTGCGCGGTTTGTGCTTGGCTGGCGATGGGAAGAAGGCTATTACTTTCTTACGCTCGCTCTTGCCAATGGGATAGCTCCGTATGAACTCATGAGCCATTTTCAACGACATGTCGATCTTGCTCCTCGACCGCGTGGGCACACTAGGGATAAACCTTCCAGACCGGCACCTGCTGCACCTGCCATTCGATTCCGGCGGCGTATTTCACTCGAATGGCATCAATATTGAAATACGGCACGTCGATCACGATGCGCAGCACATGGCGTCCAGGCACCATCGGAAAGGTCTCGGTCAGACCGCGCCACTGGAATATGTGAAAGCTTCCCGTTGAAGCACCTACGCCGGTGCTCTTGGTGACCGTGGCGCCATCGAGCTCGACGTGATATGCGGGTGCGGTGGTCGAGCTTCCTATGGCGATCATGAGCTCCACCGTGTACATGCCGACGGCGCCGACCTCGATGGTGTAGTTCAGATACTCGCCGGCCTCGGCGTTGAGGATGTTGTAATTGCCGTCCGGCTCGGCCTGAATGTCCACGTCTTCGGTGAGCCGGTAGGCCGCCATGCACCATCCGGCCTGGAACGATTGCGCGCAGTTTCCGCGCGAGAGGTCGTGGTAGGCGACACCCTCGCCGCCCTTGTCAAAGTTCTCCGCTTCCCACTGGGTGACGGAACCTGGCGTCGCGTTGATCTGGATCGGGCCGCCGGTGAACGGATCACCTACCGTGCCGGCGCGCACGTCGAGCAGCAGCCCCGCGAGAATGAGCGCAATGATCGTGATGATGAGATTCTTCATTTCATTCGCCTTCGCCCTCATAGGGAGGTTTTCGCGGGCGGTTCAATGTAGAGCAGCCCGACATAGACCGCGAGCGCCAGCACGACGATGACGAGCCACGGCCAGAGCGAGTTCACTGTGATGGCGGAACGGGCGATTGCTTCAGGTAAGCGGCGAGCCCGATGAGCGCATTGACGGCCGCCGCGGTCGCCATCACTTTGAACAGCAGCCCGGGCTCGACCAAGTTGAACTGCTGCGGCGAGATGCCGATGGAGGCGAGCCCGGTGGTAACCCCACCGGCTGCTCCGCTGATGATCGCGGCTACGCCGCCCTTTTGCCACGTATTCACAGAAGCCTCCTTATGTGAGCGCCGTTTGCGCGCGGTGGAGTTGCGCCAGGCGGTCCTCGTAACCGTTGAGCCCACCGTTGATCGCGAGCGTGATGCCCTCGAAGTCCCCCTGGTCGGCCAGGTCATTGAGATCGACATACTCCGGCACGCCGTGCTCTTTTGCGCGCGCGGAAAGATTGAGCCCGGCGCCGATCCTCCAGAACCATCCGGCCGACCGGCAGGCGGCCGCGGGTTGCTCGAGCAGCTCAGGCATCGCGAGGAGATCGAGGCCGAGCGCATCGCCGCACAGGTGATAGTTCTTCCGCCCCGTGATCTGGATGAGGCCGCGCCCCTTGAAGCGCCGCCCATCGCCGGGTTCGGTGTTGCCCAGGTGCACGTTGCCCTCGTAGGCATCCCCGCTCGCGAGCTCGCGCAGGTAGCGGAAGCACCCCGACTCATGCGCCACCTGAGCGAGGAAGGCGGACTGCCGTGCAGACGTGTCGATCTCGAACTCGGCCAGCGCGTCGTTCAGCGGCGCGCAGATCGCCTCGAGCCGCTCCGCCGACGTCGTCTGGCACAGGGATCGCAATTGCTCCAGGGTGAGCGGCATCAGCCGACTTGCGCGGCACGGCCGGTGACGCGCGACAGAAGCGGAGAGAGGAACCGATCCCCGCCGTAGGCCGCCACCACCGCGCCGATGAAGCAGGCCACCTCCGCGATCGCCAGGTAGTACAAGGCGCCGTAATAGGCGATGTTGCCGGCCAGCATTCCGAGCACGAGGCCCTGGATGATCTTCAGGCGCCGCTCCGAGATCGCCACCGGATCGCCGCTCTCATCCTTCCACTTCGCCCATTCGGGGAGCGAGGAGGCGGCATAGCCGGCAAAGGAGAGGAGCATCACGACCGCCGCCGCCACCCAGAAGTGCAGGCTACCATCGAGCGGCCGCGTTCGTTGCTCGGCGGCAAGCACTGCGGGCAGCCAGGCGAGCGCCATCAGGCACGCCGCTCGTACCGTCGCAGCGGCCATTATTGGCCCTTCACGAGCTGATCACGGTCGGCGAGGATCTGCCGCTGCAACCGGTTCGTGGGCACCTTCGGATCGAGCAGCATCGCGATCTTGAGGTTGCTCGCGGCGATCCAGGCCGAGAACATCACCGCCACCGGCGCCTGCATGGAAAGCGAGGGCACCATGATTACCGCACCGCGGCTCATGAATATGCAATAGCAGACGTAGATCCACACGGCCATCGAGATGAGCGCAAGCCAGAAACGCGCCTTCGTCGTGGCGAGCAGCAGGCCCGGCCCCCAGTGCCGGCCGGCCAGCCATTCGGCGAGCGATACAGAGAGGCTCGCGAGGCCGATCCCGCAGAGCGCGAGACCCCACTGCAAGTTGAGATCCTCTTGGTTCAGCACATTCCACAGACGACCGCCACCAATCCAGCCTGACGTGCCCCAGCTCAACATCAGCGTGGCCATCAGAAGTTCGACCGGCAGCAAATAACGCGATGCGATCTTCACTTTAGTCTCCATGCGATCCCGCTCCCCAGCTGGATATCCATGTGGAAAAGAAAAGGCCCGCTCGAGGCAGGCCTCGTTGGAAAAAGCTGACGGCTACAGCATCCGGTGCAGTGCGGCCTTCGCCAGCAAGCGCAACACCACGTTTGCCTGCGCCAGCGTCGTGATGTTCGCCGCCCACCAGGTATCGAATGTCGCATTGTCCATTGCCTTCAGGCTCGCGAGCGTCTGCCCGCCGAAAGAGAAGCCCGATACGGCATCGTCGAGCGTCGCCGCCTTCGCCAGGGCGACTCGCATCGCGGCATCCGAGACGAGGAAGGCGTCCAGCTCGGCCTGCGTCGGAGGGGACGCGCCGAGATAGTCGACGAACTTCGCCCCGACCTGCGCCATCCGTCGCGGCTCCGAGCGCGGTGGCGGATCGAGCCGGTAGCCACGCGCATCGGCCGCGGGAGCGCCAGGCGCCGAGTCGGCAACTGAGAGGATGATTGCCACGCTCTAACTCAATGAATTTTCACTTCACCGAGCGCCGCGCGCAACAGTTGCACGGCCACCTGAAAATCGAGATCGATCTCAAAGAATCCTCCTGACGTGATCGTGTGAACGAACACCTTGCCTTCGTGCAGCTTGATGCAGGTGATCTTGCTAAGGAGCATCGCGATGCTGCCGTCGAACTCGATAAGCTTATCCATGCTCCCCTCCTAGGGAATGTTCCTAACGAGGCTGTAGAAAAAGTCCGAAAACGGTCAATCTCGACCGACCGCCGAAACACTCGCGTCTTTGTTGGTCACTTCGAGTATTGCCGCTGTCGGACCCGAGGAGGCGCGCTACGAGGGGATCGCAGCTTGGTTGAGGCGGGACTTTTTCTACAGCCTCAACGAGGACAATAAGCCTACGGAAGCGGTTAGTCCACATCGTCCACTCCTCCGGTCGACGTCGCGGGTCGGCACGGTCTTCGGGACTCCGAATTTCATTTCCACGATGCGCTCCTAGAACAGACTTTGATAGGTGATGATGATGACGCCCTGTTTTCCGGCGCCACTCGCGCCCCCGCTTGTGTTCTGGCTCGGTGGGGGTGCTTCTAATACGTTTCCGCCGCCTGCGCCGCCTCCACCTCCCGCTCCATAAAGACCTCCCGCTCCCCCGGCGCGGCCATTCTCCTCAGCAACTGCACCACCAGCACCACTACCACCACCACCTGCTCCCACACCGCCGCCCAACTCCGTACCCGCAGCACCAACATTGCCTACGGTTCCTGCTCCTACGCTGGCACCTCCTACACCTCCAACACTGGGATCGCCTTGTCCACCACCGCCAGAATTGCTGCCACTAGCCGCACCTCCAGCGACTCCAGCAGCAGTAGGACCAGCCGCACCTCCGCCTCCCCCACCAGCGCCGTTGCCGGCAGAGCCGGGACCACCAGCACCGCCATCACCACCCGACTTCGCGTTGCCAGAAGGCGTACAGGAAGCCGCAGCACCTCCTGTTGATCCGGATGCGCCCTTGGCGACCACACTGCTCGTATTAAAAGTTGTATCACCACCTATCCCGCCTATGACGTACGGAATGCTTCCTGCACCAGCAGGGTCGAAGTTGCTGAGGAAGGTATAAGCGCCGCCACCCCCGCCCGCGCCGCCCGCGCCCGTGCGGTGCGGGTTATTCCCGCCAGTACCGCCGTCTCCACCACTGGCCCCGCCGCCAATTGCCTCGATCTTGTTGTTGTTCTTGTTGAAATCTGCCGGCACTGTCCACGACGTGCCGACCGTGAGCACAATGATGACCTGGTGCGGGTTGCCGGCGATCGCCGCCACTGACACCAGCGGCACCGTGCCAAGGATGAGAACCCGCTTGACGATGTCGTTGACCGTCACCGGCTCCCACCTCTCCATCGCTGCATACGAGTAGTCCGGCGGGAAGGCCGCCGCGACGCACAGCCCCACGATTGACACCCACGGTTTACGGTCGCGGAACGTCGCCGCCGCCAATACCCGCTGTAGCAGGGCGAGCTTTTTACCTTTTCTCATCGCACGTCGAGCAGCGGCGCAGGCGGCCCGTAGAAGTTCGTGCCGTCGCAGATGAACGTCAGAATGTCGCGCTTGGTCGCGCCGGTAGACAAGACCGGCGGCGTGGCGCCGGGCCATTTGAATACCGCATTCCACGTTGTGATCGTGCGGCTGCCGGTGCCATCCTGTATCAGGTGGAGGATGTATGTGCCTTTCTTCGGGTTCGTCGGAGCCGCCATCGTGTGCCCGGCCTGGTTCAAAGTGATGCTGGCAATGCCGCCGCTATCGCAGTTCCAGTTGATCGTGGCGGCCTGCGCCAGCGTCTGGTCGGTGTTCGCCGGGTTGGTGTGCACCTTGTTGGTGAGCGTCTCGGCGCCGGCGAGCGTCGCCAGGCCGCCCAGCGTCGCGCGCGCCGTCGCCCCATCCACGTTGTCGAGCAGCGTCTTGATGAAGGTCGAGACGCCGAGCGTCGAGAGCGCCGCCGAGGCATCAGCATCATCGAGCAGCGTGGCGATGAAGGTCGAGACATGCGCGATGACCTGGTTGAACTTCTGCTCCAGGTCGAGCAGATCCGGCCGCGCCGAGAGCGGACTATCGGCGTCGCTGTCGGTGTCGGTGGTGTCTACTGCTACGGTTGGCCAGGTCATCTCATATCCCCGTCACGGTCGCATCGAACACGGCTTCGGCGAGCACATTCGACGCGTTGTAGATTTTGACTCGCGGGCCGACGCTGGTGTCCTTGTCGATCAGCTCCCAGGACCAGCCTCCGCCGACGGACTGCAATGTGACGTCGACCTTCTTGATCGAGGCATAGACCTTCACAATCGGCAAGCGAATGTCGCCCGCGGCGATATGGTGCGCCCCGGTCAAGCTCGCCGAGTTCTGGTCCTCGATGATCTCCACGGTCGGCGCCGCCGAGAGGACAATGCGCTCCGTCTTGATCTTTGGATAAGCGCCGGTAATCGTCACCCGCACGCGGATGTAGCGCGCATCCAACTGCGGCCCGACGACGGTGTAAGACGAGTACGAAATATCGTCGTCGGAATGCTGCTCCTCGATCACCTGCGAGCCGTCGGCGAGCACCGTCACAAGCGGCGTGAATTTCAGTTTCACCCCGATGTCGATCTGCCGCACATAGACGATCGGACTCTTGGGAGTAGCGTTCCAAGCCGTCCAGCCGGTCCAGGTTGCCGGCAGCGTCGTCCACGTCGCCGTGCCATCCGCCACCAGCCAGCCGGTCGCAACATCGACGTGGCAGTCGGTCTTGGTCCCGGTCCAGGTCGGCTCCTCCTTCAAATCCTCGACTGCACCGGCGACGCGCGGGTCTCCGATGGTGACCGTGGTGATGAAGATCGCCGCCGCGCTCTCATTACCAGCACGATCTACATTCTTCGCCGCGAAGGTGTAGGTGCCGGCCGCGAGCTGGTTGTTCTCGAAAGGCGAGGCTTTGAGTAACCCGTTGTGCAGCGGCGTCATCGCGCTCCAGTCGGAGGTCGTACCCAGGAAGTACCTGATATGCACGCCGTCGAAGTCATCGGGCGGCGTAGTCGTGGCCCAGGAGAATTCGCGCGTTCCGTCCGCCTGCCGCGAGAAGAGGAAGCTCGTCGGAGTCGCCGGCCGCAGATCGACGAGCAGGGTGGACGGCGCCGACGCCTGGTTGCCGCTCGTGTCGACCGACTTCACGAGCAAGGTGGTGGAGCCTCCGACGATATCTCCGGTGTCGAAGCGAGTCTCGGTGATGAAGCCGGCCTTGTGCGCGGGTAGCGCGCTCGCCCAGTCGGTGTTCGCCCCGACCTGGTAGCGCACGATGTAGCCGCGCAAATCCTGGTCGGTGAGCGCCAGCCAGCTCAGGAACGGATCGGTGAAGCTGAGCGTGCCGACGTTAGACGGAAGCGCCGTCTTCCCGATAACCGTGTGCGCGTTGGCGGCAGCCCAGGCGCCTGCATTGCCGAGCGAGGTAATCGCCCGCAGACGCATGTCATAGGACACACCATCGCTCACCGGGTAGTAATAGGCACTCGTCGCCCCGGCGAGCGCGGCCGGCGCATCCTGCCAGCTCGGGGCGCCTGTCACCCTGAACTGCGCCTGGTAGGCGCTCACGAACGGGTTGAGCGGCGGCGTGAACGGCAGGCGGATCCGTGAGATCACCGTCCCGTCGCCGGCGATGAATAGCTCGGCTGTCCCGGAGACCGGGGTGCCGATCGCGAGGTCCAGCTGCGCGAACGGATCCGGGAGATTGGAGTCCGGCGCCGGGTCGTCGATGGTCTCCATGCCGGAGTTCCAATCGAATACCGCAGCAGCCGTCTCGCGCAGCACCAGGTCCACGCCGAGGCGGAACACGCCGTTCTCGTCGGGCTCGAAGACGAGCTTCATGCCAGCCACTTCGAATACCTTGGCGCTGTACCCGTAGCGCGCCAGGGTCACCATCACCGTGTCGCCAGGTTGCAGCTGGTACATCGTCAATTTGCAGGGCAGCTCGAGCACGATCTGCTGGCGGATGCGCTCCAGCTCGATCTTGGCGATCCTCTGCGCCGTCGGTGAGCTCGAGGTGAACGGCAGGTCGATATCCATCCAGATGCGCTCGCTCTGGTCCTCGACGTAGTACGTGTTGTTCGTGACCGCCGGGAATTCGCTCGGCTGCCAGTTGTTGCCGGGGCTGACGAAGACCCCCTTGACCGCATTCGCCACGTCGCGCCGCGAGAGACGCGGCACGATGTGCACCGGCCCGCGCAGGTCGTCCACCGTCAGTGTCACCGTCGGCGTCGCATAGGCCGCCGGGGCGAAGGTCCATCTGCCGGCGAGGAACCGCGTCGGGCCGCCATAGGCCGTGTTGAGGCGCCCGAGGACCTCGCGCGGCGCAGCGTCGACCGTGAAGGCGCCGTTGCAGGTGTAGCGCTTCTCGGTGCCACCGGCCAGCAGCCCCACGTCCTCGTCGCACACGTTGGCCGCGGCGACGAGCGATGCGTTGTCGATCTCGTTGGCATAGACGCAGCCCAGGCCGAGCTTCGCATCAACGAGGTAGTCGGCGATGCAAAGCGCCGCGTTCGCCGACCAGACGGTGAGCGCGCTCCTCGGGTCGTAGACCTTCTTGCCCTTCACCACTGCGCTGATGTTCGGCACGCCGTTCACGAAGACGTCGTTGCTGAAGACCAGGCGCACATAGAGCTTGGCCCGCCCGCTCTGCCGGTGCGCGTCCGTCCACAGGCCGGCCGAGAATATGTCGCGCAGCTCGGCCCAGGGCTGCCCCGCCTCGTCTCCCAGGGACTTCTGCACCGTGGCGTAGCCGGCGTATTTGCCGCTCGCCACGTTGCCGCCTCCGTTCGGGTAGGCGCCGTCGAGCGGCACGATCTCGTCGTTGAACCAGATCTCGCCGATCGAGTCGACCGCGTGGCCGGCGAGCGTGATGACGATGTTCAGGATGTTGTTGCTGGCTCCCCCGTAGGAAGAGACTTCCATGTACGTGATGATCCCGCCGACCCGCATCTGGCCGTAGATCACCTGCCACGGCGCCACCGCCTGGCGAATCGTCAGCGTAGTCGGGCGCGTGTCCTGGGCGCTCGCCTTCTTGGGCTTGTAGAGCGCGCCTGCCACATAGCCGGACACCAGCGCGCCGGCCGCATAGGCGAGAATCGCCGTAACTTCAATACCGACCAGGAAGTTCGCAGCGACGGCGCCGGCCAGGGCAACGATGATTGAGGTCGGCATGGGCTATCCCACCTTCCAGCAGCACAGGCATGTCACCGTGGGCACGTACACCAGCCCTTCGGGCGCGAGAAATACGGTATCGGCGCCAAGGCACACGCCGAGGTGCTTCTCGCCATCCGCAGTCTCAAGGGCACAGATGTCGCCGGGGATCGCCTGCTGCGTGCAGATGTGTGCACGGCCAAAGAACCAGTCGAAGGCCGCCTCGAACGAGCGGCCATGCCGCGCGAGCAGCGCCTTCGCCTCGCGCTCGCTGCGGTAGCCAGCGAATTGCGGCCAGCGATCGACGCCGGTCAGCGCCTGCACCACCTGGCAGGCGACGCGAAAGCAATCGTGCACGCCGAGCTGATAGGGCCTGGCCTGCGCCAGTTGCAGCACCGCGAGCACCTTGAATTGACGTTGTGCGAGGTCCTCAATGCGCATGGGCGAATAAAAAGCCCGCCGCGGATTGCCCGGGGCGGGCTCGATGGAGTTAAGGAGCTATGTTACTTGCAGCCGGCAATCACCGCATCGTCCATGCTGAACACAAAATTGGGATTCAGCCAGGTCGTGATTTGCGAACCGCTGTCGCGCGGCGAGATATCGGCGATGAGCAGGTAGCCCTTTCCCTGGGCGGGATGCGGCACCAGCACCTCAAAACTGCCGGGCTTCAAGCTCTCTCGCCAATACGCAGTAAAGGCCGCACCCAAAGCGCCTAGTGGCTTGTAGGTTTCGGCATTGCGCGTTATGCATTGCGTCGCTTCGCGTGGTGACTTGCTGCTTTCGCTCTCGGCACGCCGGCCTTCCTCGCGCAGATCAACTGGCGACATTGCGCACCCCGCCAGCACCACCGGTATTACCACCATCATCGCGCGCTTCATGGGTTGCCTGCTCGTCGCCTTTCAAACGCGCCGAGTCTAGTCCAGGTTGATGCTGCGCGTAATCAGCTTACCAAAGAATGTGTTGGGTGGCACGGCCTGCCCTGCCTGCCCCCACGGGATAGTGGCATCTTGCAGGCCTGGCACGAACTCGAAGCCGCGGTCGCCGGCGAAATCGATCTGCTGGTCCTCGTGCGTGTAGTGCCGCGCCCGCGCCCGCTCGAGGTCTATTAGCCGGCTCTCGTAGAGCACCGCGATCCTGCAGCTCGCGCCGTCGTCGGTGATCTCGGGCCGGTCGAGCCTGCCGGCGAAGGCCTTGAAGGGATCGACGATGAGCGCGCCGGCAGCGTCGAGCGCCCCGATCCACACGGTGCCATCGAGCCCCTGGCGCGCAGCGCCGAGGTTTACGGAGAGGAGCGCCGCCGACTCGCCGTTCAGCGCCACGGTGAAGTTCACCGCACGCACCTCGGAGGCCTCCTCGACCGGCGAGATCTCGAGCATCTGGCCGGCGGCGGTCCAGGTCTTGCTGTTCCAGACGATATCGCGCTCGCCGGTCCAGAGGTTGAGCGTGCCGGTCGAGAACACGCCCTCGTAGAAGAGCCGCGGCCTGATGCTGCCGGCGAGGACCGCGGCAAGCAGGCCGGCGGTGAGCGCGCGGCTCACAATGCCTCCACCGCGTCGAACTCGATGCCGTAGAGGATCGCGTCCGAGATCGAGAAGCTGCGCACGTTCGTCGCCAGGCGCCACAGGCCCAGCGCCGAGGCGAGGACCAGCGGGTCGTTGTCGGCCGGCGCGATGCGCATGCCCGGCCACAGGCTGATGATCGCCTGGCCGCTGCCGTTGCTGTTCACGTCGGCGACCGACTTGTGCAGACGCGTGGACGGGCCGCTCCCCAGCTGCACGTAGTCGCCCTTCCTCAGCCAGTTGGTGATGCTGTTCGAGCAGCCGTCGATGTTCAGCACCTGGCCGGTCTGACTCGCGCCGTTGACGAGCGGCGTGCCGCCCAGCGCCCCGCGCGCGGCCGCGCCGGCCGGATCGCCCATCAGGAACGTCCCTTTGCGGCCGTTCAGCTCGGCGAGGAAGGCGATCCATTCCTCAGCGTCGGCGCGCGTGAGCTTGCGAAGGCTGACGTGCGCCTCCCAGCGCTTGCCGGCATGCTCGTAGATCTGCTGCGACAGCGTGAACGGCGACTCGCCCACGCCGATCACGTCGCGCATGGTGAGCACGATCGAGGCCACCGCGGGCGACACCGACGGCAGCGATAAAGGATAGGTGAACGCCACGCTCAGGGCCGCATGCCGCGGCGCGCGGCATCGATGTTCGCCGCCACGGCGCGCCGCTCGATCGAGCCGTGCAGGACCTTGATGGTGTTTTCCAGCCGCGCGATCGCCGCCGGATCCGCGCCGCGCGCGTCGATGTAGAAGCTGTGGCCGGCGGCCGCGCGCTGCCCAGACGTGCGAATATCGACCTGTTCGCCCGGCGTGGCACGGAACGCCACCAGGCGCGAGTCCGTGCCGCCGGATCCCGGCACCGTGAAGCCACCGCCGCCGGCAAAGGCCCCGCCCCAGTCGACGCCCTCGAACCCACCGCCGGCGGAAAAATCGCCGGAGGAGGCCTGCGACGACTCCCTGGAGCTGAAAATCCCCTTCACTGCCCCGCCCAGGGCCTCGGCAAGTGGATCGCCGATGCTCGCGCGAAAGATGATGCGCGCGAGATCCTGGCCGAGGGCCTTGATCACGTCGCGCGCATCGCCGCCCTTGATGATGATGTCTTCGAGCGCCGAGGTGGCGGTGAAGCCCATTTTCGCGAAGGCGTTGTCGGCGCGCTCGGTGGCCTTGTCGAGGCCCTCCTGCTTCCTTCGCAGCTCGTCGGCCTTGGCGGCAAGGTGCACGTAGAGATCGAGGTACTCTTCCTCGGTGATGATGTTCTTGCGGCGCAGCTCCTCGACGTCGGCCCACTGCCGCTCGATCGCGCGGATCGGGTCGATGAGATCGAGATACCCGCCCTTCAGCTTCTCGAGGCGCGCCGCCTCGGCCTCTTCCTTGGCGGCGATGTCGTCCAGCTCCTTCGCCGCGGCGCGCCGCGCCTGGAACATCTCCTCCATCTGCGGCGTCCAGTAGGAATCGGGCTTGCCCGCAGCGCCGGCCTTCGCGGGGACGAAATCGAGCCGCGGCTTCTGCCTGGCCATCAGGTCGCGCACGTCGAGATATTCCGGCCCGGTGAGTTTCAGGGCTTCCTGTCGTTGCTGAAAACGCAGAAACTCGATCTCACGCGCGCTCTGGCGGACGGTGAAATCCATGTCGCGCAGCTCGTCCGCATAGCCGCGCGGCGCACGTTCGGCGCGCTGCGCTTTCAACAGCTCGAGCGCGGTCATGCGCTCCGCGATGTTCTCGCCGATCGATTTGAATGGATCGATGCTCATGCCGAAGGACATCGCGTTCCAGAATCCGCCGGCGATGCGGGTGCCCTCGCGCATCTGCTCGATCATATCGGCCAGGTATGGGATAAGGCCGGTGGCAATCCCGTCCTTCGAGTCCTCGAAGGCGATCTTGAGCCGCTGCCACTGGTGCGTTAGCCGCTCGGCCTGCGCGACCTGCTCGGCGGTGAGACGGCCCTGCAGGTCCTGCGCCTCCGCGAGATCTTTCATGAAGGGCAATTGCTTCGCGCCTTCCTTGCCCATCAGCGCCACTGCCACCGCCACCTTCGATGCGCCATCCTCGAATTTTCCGAGGGCGCGCGCCACATCGAGCATGGCATCGGCGGGCTTCTTCGCGCGCAGCTCCTCGACGTTCAGGCCGAGCGCCGCGATTGCCTGCGCGGCCGCCGTGCCCTCGTCGTCGGTGGCGTTGAGGTTGCGCGCGAACCGGGTAAGCGAGGTCTCGAAGCGCTCGAATTCCAGCCCGGAAATGCGCGCCTGGCGCGCCATGGCGTCGAGCGTGCGCACGTTGTCGCCGGTGGTATCGTGCAGATCGTCGAGCGCGGCGCGGTAGCGCACCAGGTCGCCGAAAAACGACCCCGCGCCGAACGCCGCAGCGGCCGCGGCGCCGAGCGCCAGGTAGGACCCCTGCAGGCTCTTCAGCCCGCCCTCGACTCCCTTGAAGACCTGCGTCGCGCGATCGGTCGCCGAGAGCTCGAAGACGGTCTTGTGCGTGCGGTCAGCCATTCAAATCACCCCACGGAGGTAGCGGACCTGCTGCTCGAGCGTCTTGTCGAATTCGATCACCGCCAGGCGCTGCACGGCATCGAGCACCGCCTTGTTGGCGAAGGCCTGCGGAATGCTGATTGAGCGCAGGAACCGGATCGGCAGGCGCGATTTGCCCAAGCGCCGGAATACGCCGCGATAGGACACATCTGCGCCCGAGCGCCATTCCTGGTAGCGCATCGTGGCGATGAACGCGCCCAGCACCGTCTTGCGGCCGCCGCCGACCTTGATTTTCACGCTGGCTCCGCCGCGCTGCCCTGGATGCCAGCGCGCATCGAACTCGATCAGCCCGAGGCGCGCTCCCTCGATCGTCATGCGGGCGAAGAGGCTCATGGAATTCGCGCGGCGCTTGGTGATCGCTTTCTTCACCGCGCGGTCGCGCACGTTGTAGACCTTGCGGATCTCGCGGCTGGTCTCGGTGACGCTCTTATCGAGCGCGCGGTTGAGCGCGCGGTAGGTCGCCTTGTTGAGCAGCTCATCGCGCTCGGCCGCGAACTCGGCCACCACCCGGTCCATATTGCTGCGCACGTCCAGGCGCACGCCGCTCATTTTTTCTTCTCCGCGGCCGCCGCCAGGGCCGCGCGATCGAGCGCGCGGATCCACCCGGCCTCCAGTGCAGACATCTGCACCCCCTGCAGCCGGCCGAACGCCTCGAGCTCGGCCCAGCCGATCGGCTCCGGGCCGAAGCCGCTCGAGCCGCGCCCGGCGTCGAGCGCGAGGAACCACGCCCAGATGTGCTCGGCGGCCGGCGGGCAGGCCGGCCCGGCCAGTTCCTGCCTCGCCGCCGCGGAACGCTTGGCGGCCACTTCGAGATGCTCGCGGTAGGTGGCGCCGTCGGGCTGCCGCCGCGCGAGGCGGAACTGGTGCGCCGCGAAGGCTAGGAGCCCTCCGCGGACCGAGTCAAAAAAAACGCGCGGTTCGAGATCGCCGCCGCCGCCTGCTCGCGCGCCCAGGGGAAGCGCCGGTAAAGCGTGACGGCGTTCGCGCTCGAGTAGTCGAAGGGCGCGCCCTCGAGCGCGAAGCCCTCGCTCCAGCCAAGCGTGGCGGCGGCGAGGAGCTCGATCGACTCCTCGTCGAGCTGCGCCGGGTCGACCCGGTCGGCGCCGGACTTCGCGAGCTGCTCGATGCGCCGGCGGCGCTGCTCAAGCAGCACCGCGCGGTAGCTCGGTGCATCCGCGCCCCGCAGCCTGATCGAAATGCCGAGCGGCTCGCCAGTGACCGGGTGCACGAGCGATACCTCGACGCCGGCCTCGGCCGCGGCCTGAACGTCGAGCGTCTTCAGGTCGAGGCGTTTCTCCTTCGACCAGGGGAATTTCACGGCGGTAAGTTTCACGCTTGGGAATCCTGCACGTAAAGGGTCGTTTGCTCGGTCTGCACGCCGACGCCGCCCGCCGAGTTGTAGAGCGCGGTGAACGGCAGCGTCAGGATGAGGTTCTTGTCGCCGTCGTCCTTCGCCGCGTCGCCGAACTTGACGCGCGGCAGGGCGAAGCTCATGAAGTCCGCCGCCGCCGCCGGCGAGACGGCGAGCGCGGCGATAAGCTGCACCTCGGTCTCGTTCAGGAAGTAGTCGCGCACGGCCGCGCTGTCGAACATCGCCGTCAGCTGGCCGCCGACCAGGATGCGGCCCTCGGCGATGTCGGCGTAGGTGGTCGAGCCGATCACCGGCTCGGCGCTCATGTTGCCGTCGTAGGTGAAGGAAAGGCCCGTCGCGATCGCGATCGCGCCCGACTGCGCCACGATGATACCGTTCGGCCCGGCGAGGATCCCCGTGGTGGTCTCGGCGGTGGGCGCGGTGAAATACTCGGCGCCCGCGGTGACGATGTCCTTGCCCATGAACTCGAAGCCGATCGTCGACATGCCGCTCGGCGGGATGTTGACCGGCATGCGGTTGATCTTGCAGCCGCTGTAGACCTCGGAGAGGACCAGGTCGGAATGCCAGTGCTCGATCGAGTAGGAGAGATCGGTGTGGCCGCTCGGCGGCGCGAAGGTCACCTTGCCGATGACGGTCGCCGTCGAGCCGGCGATCGGGCCCTCGGCCACCAGTGCGACGCCATTGAGCGGCATCACGGTCGCCACCGTCGCCGAGCCGATCGACACGACGACCAGGTTCTTCGCGAGGTTGGCGGCGTTGAAGCTGCCGACGCTCAGGCGCATCACCTGGCCAGCCTTGAGCCCATCGGTGAGCCACGAGCCCGCCGCGCGCGTCACCGTGTAGGTCGGCCCGCTGCCTGCGATCGTGAGCGACGCACCCGAGATCGCGCTCACCGCGGTGAAGGCGCGGCGCAGCGCGGCGGCAATGAAGTCCTTGTAGGTGCCCGGCGAGAGCTCGCCGTTGATCGCGCCCTCGACCGAGCGCACGCCGTGCCGGTAGTCCAGGCGCTGCAGGTGCGAGAGGATCTCGTTCGACTCGAACGCGGTCTTCTTAAGGTTGAGCGTCGAGGTGACGCGCCGCAGACGCTGCGCGGCGGCAGCAGCTGGCACGGTACCCCAGACCGACTCGACCTTGTACTTGAGCTGCTTCGCTACGCCGGTGGCGATCGTCATTGCGGGACTCCCCTAGAGTGCGACGTCCGGCGCGCCGAGCGCCGTAATGTATGGGACCTGGAAGGTCATGCGGCCCACGCCAGCGGGCTTCTCGCCCTCGCCGGCCAGCTCGACCTCGATCTTCTGCAGCTGGATCCACTTCGCGCCGCCCGCGCCCTGGTTGGCGGCGAGTGCGACTTCGATTTCCTTGATGATCGCGTCGAGCGTGTCGTCGAAGACGCCGTTCTGTTTCACGCAGGCCTCGACCACCAGCTCGAGCGTGCGCTTGTGGAGCCGTGACAGACCCATCGACTCAATCTCGACGTCCTCTCCATTGGTGAAGATGCGCAGCGCCGGCAGCTCGGCGTCGTTCAACTCGTAGACGCGGCTGTCGAAGACATTCGCGCCGGTCGTGGAGAGGCCGGTAAGCGCGGTCTTCACCGCGTCGCGGATCTGCTGGCGGATATGGTTCATTTACGGCGCCGAGAGCTGCAGCTGCACGAGAGCGCCGTCGTCGATCGGATCGTGGGCGCGGATCGTGTAGGCGACGCCGTTGATCGTGAGCGTCTTTCCCACGTCGGTCGCAGCCACATCCGTCGCCTTGACGAGTGCGACCAGGTTGGTGCCGGTCATCACGCCGAGCTGCTGCAGCGCCGCCTCGTCGAAAATCACCTTGACCGCGCCGGCGCCACCGCCCTGCAGGGTGGCGGCGACGGCGAAGTCGTCGGTGCTGAAAAACTCGCTGAGATCCTCGGTGAACATCGGAAGTGTCCTTTTTCGAGCCGCCAGCGAAAGTGCAGACGTCTGGAAAAAGGAATGGGCCCCGAAGGGCCCATACCCCTCGGCTAGACGATATGCTTCTTGCCCGATGCAACGATGCTGACCAGCGAAGGGCCGGTGACGATCGTGCCGACATAACCCAGAAAACCGCCGACGACCTTTTTCGGGTCGACTGCGATGGTCGAGGTGCTGTTCGCCGTGTTGGTGCCGAAGGTATAGCCGGTGATATCGGCCGCGCCGGTGCCGTTCGCATCCGTTGCGCTCTGTAGCTTGCCGGCGATGGTGCCGGTGACAGCGCCGAGGTTCTGCGTGACGAGAATTTCTCCGTCATACACGCGCACGTCCAGCCATTTGCCGCTGCCGCTGGTGGCGTTGGCCGTCGCGGCGGCCGAAAGGGCGTCGAGAAGCGACGTCGAGGTAGCTGCTGAAGCTTGATTGAGCAACATGGTTTACTTCTCCTTTTTGCCGGGTTTCTCCGGCATCGGTTCGGGTTTGGGCTCCTCCGGGGCTGGCTCTACTGCGCCGATCCCGCGGAGATAGGTGACCAGGGCGGCCTCCAGGTCCGCGGTGTCGCCGGCCTTGAGATGCCGGTCGACACCGATGCATACACCGCGTAGCGCGCGGACTCTCATCACGACAGGTTCGTCGAGACAACGAACGCCTGCGGGTAGCGCAGCAGGACGTCGACCATCCACATCGCGCGGATACCGACCTGCGCCTGGTTGAAGCGCGTGCCGCCGTTATCGGTCGAGAGCTCCAGCACGCCCCATTCGCCGATGATCACTTCGTCCCAGGACCCGAAGATCAGGTTGCCCGAGGCGAGCTGCTCGGAGGACATCGCGTTGAAGCCGACCAGGCTGCCGTCCAGCATATTGCCCACCCACACCGGGGTATCTGTGCTGGTGAAGCGCTGGACCTGCATCAGCTTCGCCGCGCCTGCCGTGTTGGTCACCCAGCCGGGGTTGCCGCGGATGGCGTTCGCGCCACCAGCAGTCGAGACAAATGCCAGGATCTTGGCGTAGGTCGCGCTCGCCGCGTCTTGACCGGTGGTGACTCCGGTCGTGTTCTTGATCCCAAGCGGTTGCGCGCCGCCGGTGCCGTTGATGACCGCCGCGTCGACGCCGTCAATCGCTACGTCGTTCGCCAGATCCGCCATCACGAAAGCTTCGGCGGAGGGCGAGGCCTGCGCGAGCAGCTGTTCCGAAACGTCCGTGATCGCGATGCAGGTCTTCGGGGTCATCGAAAGCTGGCCGAGCGCCTGGTCCGCCGCGGTTACGCTTGTTCCTTCGCCAGCTTGCCAGGTCACGGTCACCTTGCCGGTCTGCCGCGGGAAAGTGACGTTGCCCTGCAGGCCAGAAAGAACCCGGGCGCCCATCGCCATCGCCACGGAACGATTGCGCAGGATGTCGATGAAGCCCATGTTGGTCACGTTGACCAGGTAGCCGCCCTTCGAGCCCGGTGTGGTCGCCATCGCGCGCATCGCGTGCCCCACCGCCTCTTCGCCAAGCGGGCGCTGCAGGACTTCCGAGGGTACGAGCAGGTTCGAAGTTTCGCCGCGGCCGAGTTTCTTCGCCACCGCGCGTGAGCACTCGATCTCGAAAGCGGCTTGCTCGATGAACTGCTGGTTGCGCGCGCCGAAGCGCAGCGCGCGGATCGCCTTGAACAGCGAATAGTTGCGCGTTTCGCTGCTGGAGAGGCCGAGCGCGGCCGCGCTCATCGGCTTCTGTTTGCCGCGCTCCTCCATCACGTCGAGGATCTCCTTCGCGACGACGGTCAGCGGAGTGCCATCCTCGATCCAGCGCGCCTCGACCCGCGGATCGATCTTGTTGGACTTGCACAGGTTGATGATCGCTTGGCGGCGCTCTTTCTCCGCTTCGACCGCACCGACGTTCGATTTCTCTTTTGCCAATTTGGCAGCAGCGTCCGCCGCCGCCTGTTCTTCAGGGGTCATGACATGCTCCTTGTGAGCGGCGGCTGCCGCGGATTGACTGCGAAGTTGTTCTGCTGCGCGACCCACGCCGACCGTCTCATCTGCGGGGATCGTCACTAGGGACACCTCGAAAGGTGTCCAGCGGGTGACCGTGTATTCGTCGCCCTCCTCCTCGGAGGAACGGGTGAGCTTCATTTCCTCGCGCCGGTAGCCGACCGAGACCGAGGACAGGATCCCGTCGCGCACATCGTTGAATATTTCCGTGGCGCGCAGGCCGTTGCCGAAGCGCACCGTGGCGCGGCCGGTCTTATCCTCGACGCGGGCCGACTCGATGACTCCAACCCAATCGCCGGGATCGTGATTCACCAGAAGATTCGCGCGGCCCGAGGACAGGCGGTCGAGATTCACCGCCCCCATGTCGTGCGAGAGAATTTCCTTGCCGTAGTAGCGCTCCACCGGTTTTTCGGAGGAAAACGACACCTGCACCGTGCGGTCTTCGTTCTTTGCCGTCGCGCGATCGAACTTCCCCTCGATCCAGTCCGGCTTCGCGCGGATCTCGTCGATGTTGTAGTTGCGCTTCGGCATGTATTACCTCTCTGGAAAAGAAACGGCCCTCAAAGGGAGGGCCGTTTTGGTTGCTGGCTTGGGCTCATCGCCGGGCGGCGCCGCATCGCCGTCGACTTTGGACGTGTTGCCCCCTGTTTTCGTCGCCGCCGGGACGTACACGCTCGGCGAGGTATCGAATTCCAGCTTGAGCTGTTCCATCATCTTCAGCTCGCGGTCGCGCTGGCGCAGCATATCTTCGAGGTCCTTGCCATCGCCGTGCGCGGCAATGACGTCGCTGACAGTGGTGAAGCCGGCCTTGACGGCTTCCTTGAACGATTCGATATCGTTCTTTGGATCCACCCAGCTCCATCCACGCGGCTTGAAAAGCACTGCCTCGAATTTGCCTGGATTAACGGCGTATTCCGCCAAGCCGATGCCGGGTACCGCCTGCGACAGAACCGCCGCTCGCAGCCATTCCTTGTGCAGCGGAAAACGGAAAGCCCGGATGAACCATTGCTGCAGCATCTTCCAGAGGTCGCGGTCATCGAGCAGCGCCAGGCGACTCGAGGAATAGTTCGACTGCGCGTAGTCGCGCGACAGGCTCTCGTAGGAGACGCCGGCGCCCGCGGCGACCTCGCGCAGCATGTAGCGCATGAACGGGTCGAGCGCTGTGTTCGGGCGGTTCGGCGTGAACGAATTCCACTTCTCGCCGGGATTGAGGCGCACCGTCATGCCCGGCTCGGTCACGACCTCCTTCTCGCCCTGCGGAGCGGCCGGGTTCACCGACTGGGCTAGCGGGTGCTCGGACTCCGGCGTCTCGATCGTGCTGAGATAGTTCGCCGCCCCGCGCGCCGCGATGATCTCGGCTTCGGAGTAGCCGTCCATGTCGTTGAGCTTGCGCGCGACTGCGTGCAACCAGGGCTCACCGCGCGTCTGCGGCCAGCGTTCCACCAGGCGCAGGTGCATGATCTGATCCGCAGGCACGCGCTCGATCTTCAGGGTCTCAGCCTGGATGAATCTCTGATCGCCGGGATGGCGGGTCCGGATCCAGTATGCGAGCGGCCGCCCGTATTGGTCGACCTCGACGCCCATCTTGATGACTGCGCCGGGCGCCGCGGGTCCGGGCGGCACTGGCGACAGGAACTCATCCGCTATGCGCTCGGCCTCGATCAACTCGAGCGCGAACGGGATCGTGCCATCGCCGAGAGGCCGGTAGTGCTTACGCACGAAGACTTCGCCGGCCTCGAATACCTGGCCCATCAGCGCGCGCTCCAGATCCGCGAAGTGCAGCGTGCCGCCGGTGTGGCAATACTCCGCGCACGCCCAGTCGCGCCAAGCCTCCTCGATGGCGTCGTTGACGTTCTCGCGCAGCTCATCGCGCGTGGACATCACCTGCGCCTGCATGCCGATGCCGGCGCCGATGACATTGTTCTGCACGATCACCTTCGCGCGTTTGGCGTAAGCCGCATCGCGCACCAGCGCCCGGCTGCGGTTGCGAAGCTGCGTTAGGCTGCTGACGAGCTCCGAGTCCGCCGAGGTCGTCGAGGTCGCCCAGCCGGCAGTCAGCCGCGAGGCGCGCGCCGCCTGATACATGCGCGTCTGGAGAGCGCCCTTTGGGCGTCTTGCCAGAGCCGCCTTCGTGCTCCTTGGCGCGCGCGACTGCTTCGGCCGGATCACGCGAGCGAGAGTTTTTCTCAGGTTCTCAAACACGTTTGCGCCTCTTATATAATTGCCACTGTGACGTGGCCGAGAGCCGGTCAACGGCGAAACGCCGAAAGGCGATTGGACGAAGGCGGGACGGGAGACGAGAGCCCTATCAGCCCGCACCGGCCCGATATTTAAGCTACCGGTGCCGCAGGTTCGAATCCTGCCGTCACATTTTTCAAATACGATTGAACCTGATGCCCACATTGCGCGGATTCGGCAGACCCGCAGCGATCTTCGCGGCAGCTTCTTCGCTCGCCACCGCGGCGACATAGCGATCGCGAAGCACGAGCAGGTCCGCAATCGGCGTGCGTTTCAGGCTTCGGCTGCCGATGGCGTATTCCTGCTGATCCTTGGTCGCGCGCCCTTCGAGGACTGCGTTGATCGCGTCGAGCACCTTACGCGCATGAGATCGGCCGTCATAACCCTGCGCGGCCGTCGCCGGGTTCGCCTTGACCTCGAGCTGGCCATCGCCGAGCGATTGACGAATCGGCCCGGCTTTCTCGACCCAGCGCGACCAGGTATAGAAGCCAGCCACCCAGCTCGTCGTGATCCCGGCGGCTGCCTGGACGCGATAGTCCGTGCCGGAGGTCGTAGCCGTGATATCGATCGGCGTCTGCGTGGGCGTGGTGAACCGCGGCACCAGGCGGTACTTGAGCGTCCACCCATCGGCGGGCGGGTACTCGGGAACGCTGTCCAGAAAATCCAGCGTGTCGCCGGCGATCAGTTCGTCGATCATTTGGCTGGATCTCCGATTCGTTTCATGGTCACCGTCCCGGTCTTCGGACCAATGCGCTCGTTCTCAGCCGCCGCAGGCGCGCTGCCGATGCGCTCATGCGTGTCGACATCCGGCGTTTTGCTGCCAATGCGGTTATGCTCGTCGACAGGCATGGCGCCAATGCGCAGGTGCGAGTCGATGTCCGGCGTCGCCCCGATCCGCGCGCGCAGCGGCTCGGCGGTGTAGGCGATCTGCGCGACGTACTGCGGCGTCTTCCCTGTGTAGAGGTGAACCATCACCGGCGGACGCACGTGCATTTGCAGCTTCGGCGCCCGCCCGGTGTAGCTGTGTCCCGCGGCCGGGGGCAACATGGTCGGCCCGATGAATAAACCCGGCAACCGCCCCGTGTACGAGTGCGCCGCGCTCCCTGGCTGAACTCGCGAACGAAGCTGCGGAATCCGGCCGACGTACGAGTGCCCTACCGCCGTCGGACGCACGCTCGCGCGCGCCTGAGCCGCCTGCCCGATGTAGGCGTGCGTCACCTGTCCAGGCTGGACCCGCGCCTTCACCTGCGGGCTCTGGCCCGTATACGTGTGCGTCGCCACGCCTGGCCGGACCATCGCACGGATCTGAGCCACACGCCCGAGGTAGCTGTGCGTGGCTGCCGGCGCGATGAGCGCGAGGCCGGCCGAGATGCTCGGCATCCTGCCCGTGTACGTATGCGTCGCCGCTGCGGGTTGAACGCGCGAGCGGACTTGAGGCGTCCGGGTGACGTAGCTGTGAGCAACCGCGCCTGGCTTGATCGACCCGACGAACTTCGGCGCCACCGCCGTGTAACTATGCATCGCCTGCGGCGCGCTGGTCGTCCCGACCATCCGCGGGATCTGTCCCGCGTAGCTGTGCGTGACGGTCCCTGGCTGAACGCGTGCCCGGACCTGCGGAGGGCGACCGACGTAACTGTGCGTTGACGTCGGCGCGATCACGCTCTGGCCGGCCGTGATCCCCGGCACGCGCCCAGTGTAGCTGTGCGTCGCCTGCGCCGGCTGGACCCGCACCTTGATCTGCGGGACGCGACCGACGTAACTGTGCGTCACTCCTGCCGGCTGAACCCTCGCCCGCACCTGCGGGGACTGAGCCGTGTACGTGTGCGCAGCCTGAGCCGGGCGCAGCGTCAAGACGAACCGAGGAACTTGGTCGACGTAGTTGTGCGTCGCCTGCGCCGGCTGGATCCTCGCCCTCACTTGCGGCGTCCGCCCGATGTAGCTATGCGTCGAGGTCGGCACCGCGACGCTCACGCCGGCCGCGATCCCCGGCACGCGCCCAGTGTAGCTGTGCGTGACCTGCGCCGGCTGAACCCTCGCGCGCGCCTGCGGCGTCCACGCCGTATAGGTATGCGCAACCGCCCCAGACTGCACCCGCACCCGCACTTGAGGCACTCGCGGGATGTAGGAGTGCGTCGCTTGCGCGGGCCGGAGCGTCCCGACGAACTTCGGCGCTTGCCCGGTGTAGGCATGCGCCACCTGCGCTGGCTGAACCCGGGCTCGCACCTGCGGCACGCGCCCGACGTAGCTATGTGTCACTACACCGGCCGCAACGGTGTCCCCGCCGGCGACTATGTCGGCGAAGTCGTCGTCGAACCACGCACGGACGATCAGGTCGCCCGCATTCATCTCAGAACCATGCCCTCGACACGAGAACAGGGTCGAACGTGCTTACCGGGGAGCCGCCAGCGCCCTCCTCCGGCGGAGCGCCGGCCGCAAGTCCCATGCTCAGCGCCCACAGGCTGCCTTGCTGCCCCGCTGGAGCACCAGTCGTCGAATCCGCGCTCGCCTGCAGGGCCAAGGTATGCGCGGCGGCGCTCAAGTTCGCCATGGTGCTCAGGACGAGCGGCAGCTCGTCAGCGGCAGCCATCCCTGGCTTGAACTGACGGTTGTCCGTCGTCTGTCCGGCGGGCGCGTCGGATGCGTCGATCTGCAGGCGAAACTCCGCTGTGCGCGCTATGTTCTTTACATCGAATCCCCAGTACAGCCCGGCCCAATGATCCCGCGATATCGCGGGGGTGTGCGAAAACGCCAGCAACTCCGTCGCGTAGTTCGTCGCGCTCAGCGCCGTGTCGCCCTCGGTGTAGACGAAGCTGTGGTCGGCGAACTTGTTCATGTCTAGCGCGAAGATTTTCGAGTGAATCCTCGTGTGCGCCGTGGTCACCGCTGCGGACTGCTCGCGCAACGTGTTCGAGGCCGCGCCCAAGGTAAACACCCGCGCGAGAGGTACTAATAGCCCAGTCGGGCTACTCCCGGATGGCTCCTGAATCGCTGTCGGGAGCGTCGAGGCCGCTTCACCACTGCGGTCGACCCGCGTTTCGAAGCCTGTCGTCGCGGAGGTCGGGTCGATCTGCGACATCGTCAGTACTAGCCAGTCGTCGTTCGCCGTGCCAGGCGTAAAAGTGACGGTGGCTCCGGTCTGGAATGTCGTCGTGAGGCTGAGGTCCGCCGCGTCCTCGGCGAAGAACCAGTCAGTGTTCTCAACGAGGTCTGCCTCCAGCCTCACGGCAAGCATGAAAATCTGATCAATGGCGGTGGTGTTAGTGCCATCGCACATAAACTGCATCTTGATTGCTTCGCCGGACACAGCCGTCCAGACCGTGAACCAACTATAGGTGTAGTAGAGGTTCGCTGTATCTGTGTCCCAGGCGGAGTCGGAATCGGCGAAGGAAGTGCTGCCGTGCAGAACCTGCACCCTGGAGTCTGGCGCAACAGCGGACACGCTGATCTGCGCCGTGATGTAGATGAGGTACTTCCCGTCGGCGACGAAATTACTCGACGCGATCGAGGCGCCGGTGACGTCCACAAAAGAACCGCTCGTCGTCGTCTGCGCCGAGTTCTGCTCGGTGAAGGCGTGTGCGATCGACGCGTCCGGCACCTCGAACTCAATCCAAGAGCCGTCAGCAAATCCCGTATTGTTTGTATCGCCACCAGTCACCCGGATGCGCAGGTCGGCATAGTTTGTTATCAAGTCTGCCTGCGCACTGGACAAGGTGAAAACGTCGGTTGCAAGCGATAATTGAGGAGTGGTGTTAAACCCTCCCGCTATGAGCGTCGCGCCTTGGTATAATTCAATAGTTAAAGTTATGGGGATGTTGTCCTTCGTCCTGACTCTGATGATGTGCCCCGAGGACGACAACGGATCGGTGACTGCACTGAGCTTTACCTCAAACGCGTTCGTCTCAAAGCTGTAAAAAAGTTCAACATAGTCCGCGTCGTTGAATGACACCTCATCCAACGTCTCCCACAGGGTAGCACCCGAGCTAGGTGCCCAGAGACCTGCCGATATGTCAGACGCAGGGCGCGCGAACTGTGGCATCTAGCGGCTCATCTCCTTCTGGCACTCGACCATCGCGCTCAAACCTCCTCCCCTCGCGCCATCCGCAGCACGAGTCGCACGAGCCGCCGCAGCACCTCGTCCTTCTGCGCCGCAGTGAGCGTCGCCCAGCCATCCAAGCGCGTGCGCATCTGCTGGAAGTCTGTCTCGTCTTGATCTTCTCGCACCTGCTCCGCCGAGAGGTTTGTCGCAACATGCGCGGTCAGCACCACGTCGAGCGCGGCGTCTTCAAGCACCGTGAGATCGCGGCTGGTAGAGAAACGCAGCTCGCCAGGGTCGGCGAAGTCCACAACGGTCGCGCCGTTCGAGAACGATCGGCCGATGATCGACCGCTCTGACTTTGGTACGTAGAGCCGGCTAGAGCTTCGATCAAACCCCGCCCAGCCAAGGCCGGTCAGCACCCCGGCGGTGCCGGCGGGCATCTCCTCGCGCAGCCGGTCCGGGTTGAAGTTCTTCACGAAGATTTTCAAGAGCGTCGCCATCGGCTTCCTCAGTTGTTCTCGATCTCGGCCGCCACGAGCTGCACCGTCCACGCCGCTGAGGTACCGCCATTCACGCTGATTCCGATGCCGAGGTCCGCCGTGGTGGAGTCGAACCCCGCCGACGCATCGATCCTCGCTGAATGTAGAAGTGAAGTGAATCCGGTGGTGGGGTTTGAGTCCAGCGAGAGAACTGCAGTCAGCACCGCCGCCGTGCCGCTTCCGACGGCGCGAAACTGCGCTGTGATCTCGAAATGTCCGCTATCGGTGGCTGCCGTGCCCGCACTCAGCGTCATCGTGCCACGCGAGGTGTCTCCAGTGGTCCCGAGCGTACCCGTGCGCAGCGTGATGATTGGCGTCGCCGTGCCAGCAGCGGTCTTCGACGCGCTGAATTTGCACTTGTACTTCGTGCCGACCTTCGGCCCACCCGAGGCGAATTTGATGTACGAGCCGGTCAGGTACGTGTCCGACGCAAACCCCGGCCCCTGCGCGGCGGTCGAGAAGCCGAAGAACGTATCCGGGTTCGCAATCTTCAAAACGCCATTGGCAGCTAAAGCCGTCCAGCGGCCCTCGGCGTCGAAGATCACCTTCTCGCCAGGTAGCAGCACGCCCTTCCATAGCGTCTCGGCATTGGTGCCGTCAAAATGCTCGACGGTCACTGTGTTGGTGACGCTCGCGTGCTCGTTGCTGATCGTCAGAGCCTTGACGTTCCGGGTGATCCCAGACCCTGGAAAGCCGACCACCGTGGTCGTCGTCGCCGTCGTGATAGATGCGGTGTTCGTCCTCCCAAGGGTGACCCGGTCGTTGACCGGCTGCGCCGGATCGTAGTTCGCGAATGACGCATGGACGTCGATCGCACCCGCCGCACTGGTGATGATCCGGATCAGGTCCGATGTGCTGGTGAGGAGCAGCACTAGTGGCCTGCTATGTCGTCGACCAGGTGGCTATCCCGCTCGCGTTCCAGGCGATCGTCAAATCTCCGGTCACGTTGCCAACGTCTGCATCCGCGGTCACGACGCTGAAGAGGCGCGAAGTAGCCGCCGTGCCGGTCGACTTGTAGATCACGAACTTGCGCGCGGTCGAGAAGCCGGCGCCCGATTGGGTCCACACCACATCTGCAGCATCAAAGGTCACAGTGGCGGTCGAGCGCGTCACCGTTGGAGACGTGAGCGTCGCGCCGCCGGCGGTGTAGTTCGTGCCGCTGACTTCGTTGGTTACGTCATCAAAGAAATCGTCGGTGTCTTGGTTGGGGGCGTAGGTGTTGGTGTGCGCCGACACCTTGATCGTGTCCGTGTCAAGATCAAGCACGGAGTTGGCGAGACCGTTCCACTGGCCAAGCAGCACGCTGTAGAACATGAGATGCGTGACGCCGAAGGCGAGATGGCGCTCCCAGTAGATCGCGAGCAGCAGCGCGAGCACGCGGACGATTCTCATGATTGCGCCTCCAGCGGCACGTACTTCGTGGGCAATTCCTGGCTCGACTCGATCCACAGCCGACCCTGGCCGTCCTGGAGGATCCACTCGCCGAAGCGCAGGCCGAACTTCTCCTTGGGGCCGGCGACGAGCAGGCCCTTGTACTCGCGCCGCTCGATCGGGTAGCGCTCCACCAGGCGATGATCGCCATCCTTCGCCCAACGGACCGCTTTTACGGGCTCGCCGCTGCCGGCGATGCGGTGCGTCGCGCCGTTGAAGAGCGCGGGCAGTTTTGCTTCATCCATCGTCGTCTCCCTCAGTGAAGTTGCCCGGGCGCCACCGCCCGGTGCCCGAACTGCGCTGCAGGCGCGCGCACGATGATCTGCCGAACGGCGACGAAGCCGAACACGCCGCTGTTCGTGCGCCTCGCCTCGTGCTCTGGATTCGTGAACGGCATGTTGCAGGCGAACTCGATGCGATACTCCGGAATCTCTTCGCCCTCAGCGAGCGGCTGGAAGAGCTCGCTCGCGGCGATGTAGGTCTTGCCGCGGCCGGAGTCGTGCTCCTCCGCCTCGAGGATCACGCACAAGCCAAAAAGCGCCTTCAGCATCGGCCTGGCAGAGCCGTCGAGCAGCAGCTCGTGCGTGAGGTTGAATTTCCCGACGCGGTTCGAGTCCGGGTAGGCGATTTCCTTCTTTTCCATCAGGACCTCAGTTATTTGCCGCGCCACCCTGTGACGAAATTCGGCTTGCGCATCGCCACCGGAGCGGTGACCGTCGGCGGCGCTGGCGATTCAGACGTCTGCACTCCTGCCGCGGCGGCCTGTTCCTTCACCTGCGCCTGGACGAAGAGATCGCCGGCCGTGGCGATCAGCGCCGCCTCGAGCCGGTCCCAGTTGACGCGGTTCACCCCGGCGTAGATCGCCGCGGCGTAGGCGTACACCTCGAGGTCGAGCGGCTCGTTGCGCTCGGTCTCGGTCTTCTCCCAAACGTGCCGCAGGAAGCCCTTTACGTACTTGGTGACCTGGCTCTCGGCCACCAGGCCGCGGAAGTAGTCGTCGGGCAGCCCGATCGGGAAGTGCATGTAGCCGGGCCCGGGCTTCTCGATCTTGAGCCGCGTGTAGATCTCTTCCTTTGCGGTGTCGCTGCCCACCGGATAGAGCATCACGCCGCCCGGGATCTTGCGGCTGTGGTGGTCGATGTCCTGCGCGGTCGCGATGCCGAGGATCCTCTTGCCCGGCTGCGACTGGCCGCGCACCGGGAAGATGTGCCGGTGCGCGCGCAGACGGCACCAGTCGTATACCACCTGGCTGCGGTAGCCGGAGTCGATCGCCATCGCCGTGATGCGCAGCGTCGCGCCGCTCTCGTGCGCGAATTTCTTCTGGTGGTACTCATCGAGCGCGTCCCACGGCGCGCTCGCCTCGGTGTCGCCGTGGATCAGCTGGTAGTCGACCAGCCAGCTCTCCTTGTCGCGGCCCCAGCCCTTGACCTTCAATTCGAGGCGCTTCTGCTGCACGTCGACCGACGCGGTAAGGAGCAGCGCACCAAGCGGCACTATGCCACCGAGGCGATAGGGTTCCGCGCGCTCCTTCAGCTCCAGATCCGAGACTTTTCCGCCGTCATCCGCGTAAGGCTCCGCGATGACGGTGTTGGTCCAGGTCTTGAGCAGCTTCTTCGACGGATCCTTGTCCGCCTCGAGCCGCTTCTTCACCGCGGTGGTCCACGAGTACCAGCCCGCCGGAGAATAGAGCGCCGAGAGATGGAAGCCGGCGTGGCCCTTCACCCACGGCGCCTCGGCGATCCACACGCCGCGCTCGAGCATCGCGGTCTTCTCGTGCTCGTCGATCCTTGCGTGGCAATGCCCGCACTCGTACCAGACGTCGATGAGCTCGCCGGTGTCGCGCGGCTTTGCTCCTTCCGTTCCGGCCGGCACCTCGACGATCACGCCGTCGTCGGCGCGCACGATCTCCCACTTCTTCTTCGTCTCCCAGCGCACCTGCCCCCAGTGCAGCACCTGGCGCTGCTCGCAGCGGAGGCATGGCAAGTGAAAGTAGCGCTTGTCGGACTTTTCGAAGTGGCGCCAGATCTTCGAGCGGCCCTTGATCGTCGTCGTCGACGTGCGGTAGATCTTCTTATTCCGCTCGTAGGTGTCCGCGCGCTTCTCGGCGAGCTCGTCAGCCGGGCCCTGGCCGTCGACATCGTCCGGATACTCGTCGACCTCGTCCTCGAATATATAGCGCACCGGCTGCGCCTTGAGCTCCGCCGCGCTGTTCGCGCCGGCAATCACCAGAATTCCGCCGGGAAACAGCTTCAACGAAGCTGAATTTGCGCTATCGCGCTGCTTATCGCTGATCTTTGAGCGCAAGCCAGGCATTGCCTCGATCATCTTCGCGAGGCGCGTCTTCGAGGTCCGCTTGCCGGTGTTCGACGTCGGGTAGACCATCATCGCCGGCGCCGGCGCCACATCGATGATAAAGCCGATGAAGTTGTTGCCGATCTCCGTTTTCCCGACCTGCGTGCCGGCGACGAACGTCACCTCGGCCGTCGCATCGCTCGGCGAGAGCACATCCATGATCTCGCGCGCATAGGGCACGCGCTCGGTGCGCCACTGGCCGTGCTCGGAGGAGCTTTCCGGCGACAGAATCCGGCGCTCATCGGCCCACTGCGTTATCGTCAGATCCGGATCCGGCCTGATCGCATCCGCAAAAACTTCGCAGTCAAGCTGCCACGCGCTCCTCAGTCCCTGCAATGGACTCGTCTCGAGCATCGGCTGCAAGTTCATGGAGCACCCGTTTCAGTTCAGCCGCGAGCTTCAGGCGATCTTCACGCGACAGCCAGGCCATGCGATCGGGAATTGCGAGCATCTGGTCGCGCAGCGAGCGGTACCGTCTCGCGCTCACCCGGCGCTGATCGTCGACCGCCAGCGTCTCGCCACGACGCCGCGCGAGCTCCAGGCGCTTCAGCTCCGTGTCGAGCTCGGCGCCTTCGGTCTTGTGCCGGCGCAGCTCGTCGCGATACCCGCCATCCCCGTCGTCATCGCCAGCGTCCTCACCGCCAGGCGCGCCCAGCTCGAGCTCTGGCGCCGCCGGGCCCCGCGGCAACACGCCGCCGTTACCGCGCAGCTGCTGGTCCACGTCCGTGTTTCGCGCCCACAGCTCGTCGGCCAGGCGCCACTTGACGCCGACGAACTTACCCTCGGCATCGCGCACAACGGCACCAGGCAGGCGGCCAGCGGCCTCCGCCTTATCGACTGCCTTCGGATCGCAGCCGCGGTGCCGGGCGTACTCGTTACGCCCCATGAGCTCGTCCATGGTGGAGACCCCCAACTGGAGACTGGAGACCCAGCTACTGGAGACTCCGAGAAAAATCAATGACTAGACGAATTTCGCGGTCGTCCTGGCCGCAGTCAGCCTCAAAATTCCCAGGACCCGAAGATCTTATGCAATGAACATGCTGCTGCGCACGTACACGTTCGTCGGTCTGCCATGAGCATGGCGCTCTACTGCCACCAATCTCACCAAGCCTGCCGCCTTCAGCTCGGGGAGCAGCTTGCGCACATTGGACTCGTGAGCAGCAGCGTGATGGGCCACCTCTCTCGGAGAGCGCGGCTCATCAAGGGCCAGTAGCACACGCTGACGCAGGCTTGGATGTGCCGGCCGTGCGGCGCGTTTCCGGCATGCGTTTCCGCACCAGAACGAATCAGCCTGGCGAGCCGTGAACTGGCGATTACAACCTCGACAAAACGGGAAGCTCACTGCGCAGCTCACCTTGTGCGCCTGCGCCTTCTTGTTGCAATCCTCTGAGCAGTACACCACTTGACCGGCCACTGTTGCGCTTACATCACGCCTCGAGGATTCGCCGCAGTGCAGGCAGCTCACCAACACAATGCGCCGCCGGGCATTGAGGATATTCTCGCTTCGGGTAGCGACGCGCAGATTGCTGCGATGGTTGTTCAGCCCGAAGTGATCTCGGTGATCCACCTCGCGCGAATCTCCGCGCTGGAGGCCAAGCACCTCTCGGTGCATACGAATATCGACGCTCTTACCCTCAATACGCTCGACGCGAATGACGTAGATGTTGTTCCGACCGCCATTCCACTTTGCCTTCCACGCCCACCGATTCAGTCGTGCAAAATCCACATCATCGACCAATGCAAAGCGATGATCGCCCACGGCGTACTTGCCTCTCAATTCAATGCGTGCCATGGACATGGTTTGTAAGTAGCCCGCACTATAGCGCGGGCAAAGCCATCGCGAAGGAGATGGCGGAAAGAAAGGGAATTTCAGGGCGAGCGGGGCTTACGCACCAACCGGGTAACTTTAAGAACTCCCGGAGGTTCGCGGGACGCTACCGCCATCCCGCCCGCGCATCTGCTCAAGACACTACCGGACGCCTTTTACGCCGTTCCAGCTCCGCTGTCAAAGGCCGGGCCAAATACCAGATGCTGCGCCCCAGCCAGGCATGGGCGGCGCTGAAGAGATGCATCCAGTGCGCGGCATCGTATTGCTCGCGCGTTAGGCCCAACAGTTTCATCCGCTCCGGGTGGCAAGGCAGCGATCGGCCAGATCCGTTGCACGCCCTGCATGGGCGAAAGATCGCATTGCGCTGCATCGCCCCGCGCGGGCGCACCCAGTTGCCGGCTCTGGTGCGCTCCTGCTTCCTCGAACCGGCACATGCGGCGCATCGATCGGACAGCCATTCATGCATGACACGCTGCGCAAACTTCTCCAGCCGGGCGGGCTCAATGCCCGCCATGCGATGCAGATTGCCCATCCAGCGAGCGAAGAGCGCCGCCGCCTTCGGCACGGCATCGAACTGGCAGCCGTAACGGATATGCCAGAGCACGGCGGCGAGCTCGCCGGCGAGAATGTCCTGATCCTTCTCGGGCTCGATCGGCCGTAGCATCTGCTTGCGGAAATCGATCGAACGGCGCCGCAGGTCTGGCGCCATGGCCCCGATTGGCAGGTCGGCGCGCGCGGCCCCGTTCTGCACGGCAAGCGTGGCGGCGCCTAGGGCTCCGACGCGATCGAGTGCCGTCTCGACGTTTGGACGCAGTTTCAGGTGCGACGAGTTGACCGCGATCCCGACCAACTCGCGGATATCGGGCCTGCGGATCGGCTCAGTCATCGACTGTCACCATGTCACCGTGTCACCGTTGTCACCATTGAATTTCCCCTCCGAGCGCGCAGGCGCGCGCATATACGCGCCCGCGCGCGCGCGAGAAAAACAGTGCCAACGGTGACACTCATTCGACCTCCGGACGCACATACACGTAGCCGCGCTGACCCGCTCCGCTTCTCGACTGTTTGCGCCACCAACCCAACCGCTTCATCACGCGCCCGACGCGCTGCTGGTCGGCGAGCGCCCAGCGTTCCGGCTTCATGCCGAGCGCATCCTCGAGTAGCTGCCCGGTTGTGGTCTCGGTTTTGCCAACGAGGTAGCTCACGATCTTGTCCTCGATCGCGTCGTAGACGTAGCGGGTTTCTTGCTGGAGCTCGAATAGCTTGCGCTCGCGAGGACGCACCCACCAGGACAGGCCGCGTTTGTACGAGTGAACGGCTTCCGCCCACAGCTGGTCGCGATCGCGGCGCAGTCCCGCGATGTCGATGCTGCCGCAGCGCACCGGCCAGAAGCGCCGGTTGTCGATGTCCTTCAGATATTCTTCCAGGTTCACCGTGCCGACGAAGATGCAGGCGCGCGGCACATCGCCGGCGCGCTTGCCGTACCAGGTCCGGTAGCGGTCCTTGTGCGTGGTGAGGAAGCGCTTGACCGTCGATGCTTCCGCGCGTGTCATAGCTTCCAGCTCCGACCATTCGACGATCCACATGCCCTGGATGATCGCGAACGCGTCCTTGTCCTGCAGGTGCAGGTAGGCATCCGTGAACCACTCGCCTCCGAGCACGCGCCACACCGTCGATTTGAGGAGGCCCTGCGGCCCCTCGAGGATGGTCATGGTATCGACCTGGCAGCCTGGCTGGAACGCGCGCGCCACGGCGGCCACGAGCGTCTTCATGCCGACCTTTTCGAGATAGCGGATCGAGTCGCGCGAATTCGCCTCGTCGACCGTCAGTGCATCGTCGACGTTGAGATATTTGAAGAGCCAGCGCCGCAGCCGGCGCCTGCGATCCCAGCGCAAGCCCTGCAGGTAGGTGAGCAGCTCGTTGTAGCGGTGCCGGTCGGCGACCGCCGCCACCGCGTCCTGGATATCGGTCTTCTGCGCCCTGATCCGGTGCTCGACCGAGAGCCACACGCGCAGCCGCGTGTCGTCGATGTCCTCCCATTCGCCCGGATCCGGCACCGTAAAGGGCGGCGCCTTGCGCTTCACCACGCGCCGGCCGAACTCGTCGAGCGCGATCACCTCGCTCCAGCGCGGATCGTTCTCGAGGATCAGCACCACGTTCTTGAGCGTTCCGATCGGGTGGCCGGTGCGATCCGTGTCGAACTCCAGCGCCCAGGGCGGCAGCCCCTCGCCCGTCTCCATCTGCTCCTTGAACGCCGCCGCCGCAGGATCGCGCTCCTTCGCCCCGGATTTCTTGGTGGTCATGCCGCGCGCGCATCATTGCCTTTGGGGCGCGCGGCATAGCGCGCGAGATCGGCGGCGAGCGGCCACCAATACGATAACTGGTCCTCTGTCCGATTGAGGATCTCGCTGCCGGTGTCCTCGAAAAACATCTTCGTCTCGTAGTCGAGCAACAGGATGCGCGACGGCGAGATCGCCCATAGAAACGGCAGCAGCGCGATCGCGCGGTCCTGGTGCGCGCGATCGAAGCCGACTAACAAGGTTGCGCCGGCCAGCATGCGCAGCTCCAGGCGCGCGAGCAGCATGTCATCGAAGATAATCACCGCACGAAAGCGCGGCCAGTACGGCGGCGCATCGCCGAACTGCGGCCAGAAATTGAACGCGACCAGCACGAGCTCGTCAGCGTCTGGATGATGGCCGGCCAGGCGCCGGCGCATCAGCTCGCGCCCGTAGGCGGGGAAAATCGGCTTGACCAGGGCGGCCACGAAATGTGCCGTCAGACGCTGCGAAAGGCTTTCCCTGATCTTCCCTGCGGCCGCCGCTCGCTCTCCGCCAGCTCGCCGCTGGCGCCCCCTGGTCTTCCCCAGCGGGCCGCGCGCTCAGCGTTTAACTTGGCGACATGTACCTCACCAAGGATGGTGCGCTCGAGGTAGAGCGATCCAAGTTCTGAGATGTCCTTCTGTTCGTAATCGGCCAGCGCTTGGAGGGCGCTGTGTGCGGCTGGCGTCAGCTTCAGCCGGACATCCTTGCGGTCAAGGCTCATCGTTCCCTTCCCGTATCGACCCCTTTTTGTTACCCCACACGGCTCGCCTATTGGCGAGCGCGCCCCGTTCTTGGCGCCGCTGGCAACGCAGCGCCCTGCAATCAACCCTACGTGCTTTCTTCCGCCGGAGCGCTAGGCTCCATCAAATGCTGGCGCAGGTAATCCCAGTCGACATCCTGCAGCAGCATCGCGCATGGCACGCGCCCCGCCGATTCGCGGGTGATTGCGACGGCGAGTTTGGTCTTGGGCGTTCGCACGCCGTTGGCCACCTGCCACAGGTAGTCGAGCGAGGTCTCGCACCGATCGGCAAAGTCCTTCCTTTCCTGCGCCGACAGCGATTTCAGGTAATCGGTCAATCTCATCGGCAGGAAGGCTAGCGGATGCTAGCCGCCACGTCAAGCAAATGCTCGTTTCGCATTTGCTTGCCGAGGGTTACGTTGGACCAGATGAGCGCCGAGATCCGCCGCCAGAACCTGAAAAAGCTTTTGCAGGACCGTTACGCCGGCAAGATCGCCGACATGGCGCGCGCGATCGACCGCGATGACGCCTATTTGTGGCAGCTACTCAATGCCGATCGCAACGTGGGCGAGCGCGTTGCAAGACACATCGAATCGAAGCTCGGCCTGGCGAATGGCACGCTCGATCAAGTAGACATGGTCACATCCGAAACGCTGACGCCGGACGAGCTCGAGATGCTGCAGAAGTATCGCCGCGCCAGCCCACGCTGGCGCCTGTCGCTCCGACTTCTGGCCGAAGTGCGCGACGAGGACCAGAACGAGGTCTCAGAGAGCGTCAACGTGCTGATGGCGAAGATCTTCGCCAAGCCGGTGTCCGACGAGCGCGTCGCGAAAGCTTATGGCCGGCCAGGTGAACACACACTGCACCAGCCGGCCGCGCCCTACAAGAAAAAGCGTTAGCGCGGCGCCGCGCCGCCGGTCATGCGCTGAAGCAGCGCATTCGTCTTTTTGCTCTCGGCCAACAGCTCCGCAAGCAACGGCTTGGTGCCGATGATCGCAAACGGCAGCACGATCCAGGCGATCACCAGCACGATCGCGAATACCACGCCGGCTATCATCAATCCTTCCATGGTCTCCCCCTTTCGCTAAAGCCTAGCAAATGCACATTATTCCCTGGGCCGTAAGTTTGATACTAGCATTTGCTTGACAACTGCGTTAAGCATTTGCTAGCCTTTCGCCGGATTCAAACGCAACTAGGGGCGGAAGATGAAGTACGGCCAGATCCGGCGCCAGGGCGCCACCTTCGAGGTCATCAAGGTCACCGGCGACGTCGTCTGGATCCGCGATCTCGATCGCGGCCGCTCGATCACCAACGATGCCGAGCGCGTGTGCGACGAGCTCGCGATCGAATACGGCAACCGGCGCATCATCTACCGCGACACCGACGGCGAGTGGGACGAGTTCGTGCACGAGCACGGCAGGTTCCTCAGCTTCGCGCCCGCACGGGGCATGGCGCCGTGAACCGCATCCGCATCCGCCACCGCCGCGAGGAGCTCGCGATCCTCGCCTTCACTCTCAAGATCGGCCTGGTCGCCTTCGCCGCCGCCGTGATCCAGAGCTTCCTCGAGCGATGATGAGCCGGCGCAACCCAGGTCTGATCGACGGACTGCGCGCAGCGGTTGAGACCGATCGCGTGATCGAGCGCGCGCGTGGCGCCGTCGCCGAAGTCGCACGCTATCCGCGCGGCGCCGGCGGCGAGTGGCGCGTGGTGCACGATCGCACCGCGCACCAGGGTGTCGGCGTGTATCGCGTGTATGTCGGTCCGGCGCAAGTCGGGCGGCAGTCGAGCTTTCCCAATGCCGACGATTGCCGGCGGCTCGAGCGTGCGGCGCCGGGCTATGCCGAATCGAGCGCGCCGCTGCCCACGCATCGCAACCAGCAACGGCGAGGCGCATGAACCTGCCCGAGCTCACCGCCACCGAGATCCAGGACCTGCGCATCGTGCACGCGAGCCTGCCGGCGATGAGCGCCATCCCCTTCGTGCGCTGCTTGGCCGAGCCGACGCTGCTGCTCTGCCTGCGCAACACGCTCGAAGCGCGCCGCCGGCGCCGCGCCAGAATCAAGGCCGATGTCGCCACCGAGCCCTTCCAGCTCACGCCCTGACCGGAGCCTGCCATGCTCGATCGAGCCCTCGTCTTCATCGCGCGCCTCATCCGCGCCTGGCGCTATCACCGGCTCCTGCGCTACAGCTGGCGGCTCGCCTGGGCGAAGGCCGGCTGGCAGGTGGCGGATCTCTGATGTCCGTGAGTTGCGACCGCACCGGCTGCTTCCATCTCGCCTTCTGGCGGCCGGTCATCGTCATGCACCTGATGCCGCCCCGGGTCGCGGTGCTGCCCGGCATCGAGCTGGATGAGCGCCACACCACGCCGGCGCGCGCCGTGCTCGACCTGAACCTCTGTAGCGGCCACCGCCAGGTCCTCACGCTGCACGAGCTCGTCAGCGACGATGCCTGGCGCGGCCTGCAGGCGGGCCTTCGCGCCGCCGGCCTGCCCGCTCCCGATCGCGCGCGCCTCGAGCTCGAGTGGGAGAAGCTCGCATGCTGAGCGCGCTCACCATCTTCGCCGCCACCTTCGTGTCCGTGTTCGCGCTCGGCCTGCAGAGCCTCAACGTCAACCAGGGCTACTACTTCGCCGCCATCGCGACGAGCTTTTTCATCTCGACCGGCCACATTTTCCTGTATCGCTACATGCCGCAGCCGGGAAGCCTCGACCTGGTCGGCTATTACCTCGGCGGCATGGCCGGCATCGCCTCGAGCATGTGGTTCCACCGCAGCGTCAAGGCCTGGTGGAGCGCGCGGCGCAATCGCAGGCACCCGGGCCAGCACGATCCGCTGCCGGACCTGGCGACGTGGACGCTCGCGCGCCGCTTCAGACGGCCAGTGAATCAGATCTATGCGAAGGCCGCAGCGCTCGGCCTCGGCAAGAGTGACGCCTTCTTCGCCGGGCCGCTTGCCTGGCGGCTAGACGGTGTCATCGGCACAAAAACCCGTTTCAAAAAGGGCATGGTGCCGTGGAACAAGGGCACGCATTGCGTCGCCGGCGGCCGCTCGGCGGAGACGCGCTTCAAGAAAGGCCACCGCCCGCACACCTGGCTGCCGATCGGCGCCGAGCGCTTGTCGAAGGAGGGCTATCTTCAACGCAAGATCAGCGACACCGGCTACACGCCGCGCGACTTCAAAGCGGTTCATAACCTGATCTGGCAGGAGATTCATGGGCCCATTCCTCCGCACCATGTCGTCGCCTTCCGCGATGGCAACAAGCGCAATCTCGATCCGGTCAATTTCGAGTTGATCAGCCGCGTGGAGCTCATGCGGCGCAACAGCTATCACAACTATCCGAAGCCCATCGCGCGCGCCATCCAGCTGCGCGGCCAGCTCGTGCGTCAGATCAACCGGAGGATGCGCCTTGAAAAACAAGATTGAAGATCTCCGCAACCACCTGTTCGAGACGATCGAGGCCTTGAAGGACGCCGAGAAGCCGATGGAGCTCAACCGCGCGAGGACCATTGCGGAGGTCGCGCAGACGATCATCAACACCGCGAAGGTCGAAGTCGATTTTCTGCGCATGACGCAGGGCCAAAGAGGGACTGGCTTCATTCCGCACGAGCAACTTCCGGGAACACCGGAACGGCCGCGCCTCGTAAAAGGCAAAGCCACAACCGACGATTGAGAGAGCGAGATTCCCATGTCACAAGCCGTCGCACGCGATACCGTCATCCCCGTAGCCGCTCAAGCCTACAACCTGGTCTTGCTGCCAGGTGAATTCACTGGGCCCTGGAACGATGCTGTCGCCTGGGCGAAAGAGCAGGGCGGTGAATTGCCCACGCGAGCCGAGCAGCTCCTGCTGCTCGCCCAAGCACGCGATGAATTCAAGAAGGACTGGTATTGGTCGAGCGAGCAGCACGCCGGCGACTCTGCCTCCGCTTGGTTTCAGGATTTCGACTACGGCGGCCAGAACGGCAACCACAAGGGTTACGAGCTCAGGGCCCGTGCGGTCCGCAGATTGCCGATTTAACCATTCGCCAATTCCACCGAGGATTCCCATGTCACGCGCCACTGCACGCAACCTGAAGTCCGCCGCCGCGGCCACCATCATCCTGCCCAAGCTCGCCAAGGGCGAGCGCTATGCCGGGATCTTGCTCGACGAGAAGGGCGCGCCGGGCCATCACCTAGTGCTGCTGCCCGGCACGAGTGAGAAGGACCTCAACTGGGAGGACGCCAAGGCCTGGGCGAAGAAGCAGGTCGGCGAGTTGCCGACGCGCCGCGAGCAATCGCTGCTGATGGCGAACGCCAAGCAGCACATCGAGGGCCGCTGGCACTGGTCGAGCGAGCAGAACGCCGGCGTCTCTGCCTACGCTTGGTGTCAGAGTTTCGACGACGGCAGCCAGAGCAGCTTCCTCAAGGATAGCAAGCTCAGGGCCCGTGCGGTCCGCAGAGTGCCGATTTAACCATTCAGCCATTCACCGAGAGGATTTTCACGCATGGAAAACGAACTCAGCGCCGAGCATCTGCGCCAGGAAGTCACGGTCACATTGCCGCTCGGCGCGGTGCTGCGGCTCGGCAATGGCGGCGAGCCCTTGGAGCGCGAGGCCCTGGGGCTGCGCGCGGCCTTCCAGAGAGACACCAGCCCGGAGATCGGCGAGGCCTACGAGGGCGGCATCTACGCCGGCCTGTCGCTCCACGACGGCCTGCCTGTCGAGCTCGTGCTTCTGCCGGACGACGAGGAATTGAAGTGGGTCGACGCCGTCGCATGGGGTGAGAAGCAGGGCGGCTCGCTGCCCTCGCGCATCGATCAGCTGGTGCTCCTCCAAAACCTGAAGAGCGAATTCAAGGAGCGAGCGTATTGGTCGAGCGAGCAGGACGCCGGCGACTCTGCCTTCGCTTGGTATCAGAGTTTCAGCTACGGCGACCAGTTCAGCTACCCCAAGGATGGCAAGCTCAGGGCCCGTGCGGTCCGCAGATTGCCCATTTAACCATTCGCCCATTCGCGAGACTTGATTGAGCCTGCATAGCGACACCGAGATCTACCGCGCAGTGGTCGAGCTCGCGAAGTTCGTCGCGCGCGCGGTCGAGAACATGCGCCGCGACATGAAGCCCACGATGGGCAGGATGCTGCTCGAGGAGTGCGTCTGGATGGGCGTGGTGGTGCGCCGCGTGAACATCGCGATCGACCAGGCCAAGCTGCCGCTCCTCGAGGAGCTGCTCGAGCAGCTCGAGATCGTGCAGTTCGTGCTGCGCCTAGCGCGCGACTGCCGCTACGTGGCGCCCGCGACCTTCGCCGACTCGGTGCCGCTCACCGCCTCGGTCGGAAGACAGGCCACTGCCTTGAGGAATTACTTTGCACCCGCGCCGTAAGCGCCTGTTGCGCGACCGCCATGGCGATCGCGCCCGTGCGCTCTTCAATCTGATCGCGCCGCTGCCCGCCACGGGCACCGACATGCGCAGCACGGAGACCGCTGGCCCTCAGTCCCCGCAATGGGATCTGTTCGGCCAGAGCGCGTCCGGCGCAGTCTCCCCGTCGATCGGCCGGCAGCCAGGCCTTCGGCAGGGCGACGTGGAAGCCGCGATCGACCGCAGAACGCCGGCGACTCTGCCTACGCTTGGTATCAGAATTTCAACAACGGCAACCAGAACAACAACCACAAGGATAACAAGCTCAGGGCCCGTGCGGTCCGCAGATCGAAGCGGCGCGGACTTTTCTTACAGGGAGCTGCTCGGCGCCTGGCTCGACTGCCGGCGCACCAAGCGCAACACCCACGGCGCGCTCGAGTTCGAGGCCGAGCTCGAGGCGAACCTAGACGAGCTCCACGCGGCGCTGGCGGACGGCAGCTATGCGCCCGGGCGCTCGATCTGCTTCGTCATCACGCGGCCGCGGCCGCGCGAGGTGTGGGCGGCGCCGTTCCGCGATCGCGTGGTTCACCATCTGCTCTACAATCGCGTCGGGCCGCGCTTCGAGGCCTCGTTCATCGCCGATAGCTGTGCCTGCATCGAAGGGCGCGGCACGCTCTACGCCGCGCGCCGCCTCGAGGCAAGAGCGCGCTCGATCACCAAGGCCTGGTCGAGGCCCGCGTACTACCTGAAATGCGATCTCGCCAACTTCTTCGTCGCGATCGACAAGCGCATCCTCCACGAGCTGCTCGCCGCCAGGATCAGCGAGCCCTGGTGGCTGGATCTCGCCGGGCGCATCCTCTTCCACGATCCGCGCGCCGACGTCGAGGTGCGCGGCGCGCGCGGCTGTTTCGGCCTGATCCCGCCGCACAAGAGCCTCTTCCACCAGGACGCGCTCCATGGCCTGCCGATCGGCAATCTGAGCTCACAATTTTTCGCGAACGTCTACCTCGACGTCCTCGATCAGTTCGTCAAACACCGGCTGCACGCGCGCCATTACGTGCGCTACGTCGACGACTTCGTGCTGCTGCACGAATCGCCGCAGCAGCTCAACGCCTGGCGCGCCGCGATCGAGACCTTCCTCGCCGAGCGCCTCGCCATGCGCCTCAACCCGGCGAAGACCATCCTGCAGCCCATCGCGCGCGGCTTCGACTTCGTCGGCCACGCCATCAAGCCCTGGCACCGCCAGATCCGCCGGCGCACCTTTAACGAGGCCCTGAGCCGAACGGCGGCCGTCGACGCCGACGAGCTCCACCGTACCGCCAACAGCTACTTCGGCCTGCTGCGCCAGGCGACGCATAGCCATCATGATCGCGCGCGCGTGGCGAACCTCGCGCGCTTCCGAGGTCTAGCCGTCGACCATCGATTGACCAAGGCTTACGCGTGAACGCCGCCATCTGCATCGGCTGCGGCTGCGACGACGATCACGCCTGCGAGCTCGGCTGCGCCTGGCTCAACGTCGACCGCAGCGCAGGTCTCGGCGTGTGCAGCAGCTGCCCGGGCTGGCTCGGCGAATTCAAGAACATGCGCCAGCGGCGCTACTTCGTGTCGATCACCTACAAGATCATCTGCTTTGGTGGGCCGAAGGAAGTGGAGGGCCGCGCGTTGTGGCTGCCGGCGCCGTTCTCGGGCCTGCGTTTCTGCGTCTCAAGCCGCGACGGCGAATGGCGCATCGACCACTATGACAGCGGCCGCGCCGTCAACGGCCCGACGATCGAGGCCACCGCAGCGAAGCCCAACGAGATCCGCCACGCACGCGCCTGGGCGCGCGACGGCTCGAGCCGCGAGCGCGCAGTTCGC